ATCAGTTCAACCCCAAGCCCTTCTTCGATAGCTGCAATCGTCTTACGAGAGTCGATCTCACCATTCGCAATCAGTTCATGAGCGCGATAGGCGACAGAACTCTTCTGACCATCTGGCATAGACTTCAGAACTTTCTTCAGCTCCTCCGGAGGTTTAGAGAACAACTTGTCGAAGTCCTCGATCTTCACGGAGTTCTTGTAGTACTGACGCACGCCAAGATAGTCAACGACCCACTCATCGTCAAACATAAACCAGTTATTGATGAAGAAGCTCTTCTCGGAGTTCTTCGCGTTACGAAGCTCGCGAAGTTCCATTTCCTGTTCCGCGCCAAAAGAATCCCATTCAAACATTTCGCCCGTACGTGGACTCCGATACACCAGAGTGCCCTGGAAGCCGTTGCGAACAACGACATACTGGTTAGGGTCGATTTCTTTTGGGACTATACGCTTCTCTTCTGGCGCCTCAACCACCTTCTCATTTTCTGGAGTTGTTTCGGTTGGCTGGGGCTTAGTTTTGGTTGTTGCCATTTTATCTCCTTTCATTCAATGACCCCACGGGGCGTTAAGCCCCGCAGGGTCGGTAATATGTCAGTATATCCTCTTATTAGGACAGAGTGTAACGGCCGATGCCAGTATTCTTGCCGCTGGTCACAATACCCATGCCGTAGCGCTCAGCGTACACATACTCCTGAGTCAGATCGTTGTTGTCTTCAGCATTGCGCATGATGATGAGCGGATCGCCCTCACGCACGACCTTGACCGGCTTCTCATCGCCAGCGATGATGTTGATCACCTTGTCGTTGAACACGAAATCGGTGGTGCCGAACTTGTGACGCTGAGGAGTAGCAACCACGGGAGTTCCATAGAACTTGCCCATGTAACCCATAGTGTACAGATCTTCCTTGGCAGAGTCGGACACGATGCTGGGCATCAGGTTACGCAGAGCAGCCTTGGTGCCAACGATGGTAGCCTGCTTACCACCAGCAGCAGCCTCAACATGCTCAACCAGAGTCAGGAAGTTGGACTCACTCCACACGCCAGCGGCTGGGAAGAAAGTAGTGCCGCCGATAGAAGCAGCGCTCCACAGAGCGTACACTTCATCAAGCAGCTGACGACGGAAGGACTTGCCAACGCGATCGATCATCTCGTTGAAGTCGATGCGGCCAGCCAGAATCCTGCGAAGGTCATCATAAATCCGAACGATATGCACCTCGGTGGGGATGCTCTGTGTGGTAGCACCGCCGAGACGCTGACGACGCACACCCTGGATGCCGTCGGCGGCCTTAGCCACGACGAACAGGCTGTCGTCCTTCACGACGAACTCGTTCATATCACCAGCGGCGATATTGCGATAGTCAACGAGGGAGTTGAAGTAATCATCCTCCATCAGGCCGGTAGAAATGGTTTGGTCAAGGATCTGCTCGACAATCGCGAACAGGCCGTTGCACTTACCATCACGAATATCTCTGTAATCAAAAGTGGTCTTGCCGTTATTGGCTTCGATCAGAGCGTTGCGGAGGACGTCCTGGGACTCGTCAACAGAATACTTCTGGACGGTGCCCTTATAGCCGTCAACAGCAAGCTTGATAAGATTACTCATATCTGCCATGTTATTTTTCCTCCTTCTATTATTTTATGTTTAAATTAGTCAACCTTGATGGCGTAGTAGGTAAACGGGCCCACAACGTCGATAGCGATGATCTTGCCAACAACAGTGGACTGAGAGGTGGCTTCAGACACAACGTTCAGCTTGGTGTCAGCCTTCAGCTCAACAATGTTGCCAACGGCCGGGGTAGCCGCGCCAGCAAGAGCATCTTTGGTCACGGAGAAGATGTCGCCGCTGTGGAAAGCATAACCACGGCAGATAGCACCGGCCTCGTTGATGAACTCGTCGAGGGAGTGCTTGCGCTCATCATACATCACCTCTGGGGTGGCGATCAGCACGACCTCGTTCAGAGGAGTGTTGGCGGCGGGAGCGGTACCAGCAAAGACCTCGCGCTCACCAGTAACCAGAGCGCCCACCTTCAGAACGTTGCCGTTCTCAATAGCGGTAGGGACAGGAGTGGTATCGTCGAGCGGAAGATACTTAATGGAGACCAGACCGGCGCGATTATCGGTGCCGAACATCTTGTCAGTACGAACAACTGCATAACTCATTTGTCATTTCCTCCTTATGTTAATTTCTGCCATACTCAAGGAACAGATCCCCGTACGGCTCATTAGGATCAGAGCTCTTAGAGGGCTCATTATCAACTTTCAGCTTTGGACTCTTGTTCTCAGCCGAAAACTTTGCGGGGATAATAGTTTTGCCACGAATCGCGTAGCACTTTTCTTCGAGCGTTTCGAGATCATAATCACGACAATGCTCGCGCAGATTCATGAAATCGACATTGTCTGCCAGATCGGCAAACTTTTCAAATACAGATTCACGAATTTGTATCTCATTTGTCTCTTCCGAATCCGCCTTGAATTTTCTGAGCTCAGTAAGCTCAGTCTCCATGGACTGCATGGACTCCTGTGCCGCCTGATACTGGTCAAGCACTTCGGATACGCTCTGATAAACCTGTCCAAGCAGGTCAAACATCACGCCGCCCATTGCGGAAGTTTGCTCACCACCATCGAACTCTTCGATGACATACTTCATCCGCTTCTTACTATCGAAGTCAATGGAGATGGCATCACCATCCGTGGTGTAAGCAAATCCGTACAGAAGCCAGTCGGCAGAATCCCAGCAGTACACTTCCTGTGCATCAAAATCGCAGTCTACATACCAGTAGCGAGGACTATCGCCCCACTCGTGGGTCACGACTTCTTCACAAAGGACGCGGCGCAGCTCTTCGAGAAGATTGCTCGTCAGCGCGAACTCCTGACCATCTGTCTCATTAGAAGATTCCTCGGTCTCTGGTTCGACCTCCGGAGCCTCATTGCTCTCGGCGTTAGCCTCAAAATTTTCCTGCTGATCTTCGCAGACTTGTTCCTCTGTCTCAATGGCCTCGGTCTCGGTCTGGGTCTGATCCTCAAGTTCAAACTTCTCGTCCAATTTACTCTTTCCTCCTTCCTGCGAATTTTCGGGTGCAATATCGTTATCCACATTCGTGGTTCCGACCAAACTAAAGCTTTCCTTTAACTCCTGCATCATCTCAGAGAGTTGCGATTTGAATTCGAGCTTCTCCTCCTCAGAGAAGAGCTCAAGCGAGGCACTTTCGAAGCACGGCGTTACTCCGATAAGAGCAAACGCTGTGAACTCGAAGTCGTCGATCTGGAAAAGTCCGTCAACCATCTTGCCGGACTTGACGCTGATCTCCATCGAATGACTGGTAACGCCGTCACGCTTGATCTTCTCATACGCCTCCTGTCTCTTCCACAGAAGGACTTGCGCGTAAAGATACTCGTGAACAGCGCCGTCATCTTCGGTCACCATGTCCCACCAATACTTGGCAGACTCTGGGATCACGCCGACCGGCACGGTCAGATTGACAAGTTTATAGTTGCCATCCTGATCCCTTACGACCTCAACGTCATGTCCGCCCAAACTGTCTGTTTCTCTATCGTAATGGCAGACAATTGGGCAGTTGTACATCGTGCGGATAGAACGCTCAAAAGCCTCCTTAGAAATATAGCTTCCGTTGCGATTCTTGCCGGTATACGCGACACGAAGCACGCCGGTGTCAAATGACGAATTAACCTCGCACAGTTCGGTCAGAGATGATGCATAAGTAAGATTTAGAACCTTCTTCATCTCGACCTCCAAAAACAAAGATAGCCCGGCGCGTCAGCACCGGGCACATATCTGACTTAGAAAGTCAGCATATCGGAAAGAACATACGCCGTATCCGTTAATTCGAACTTCACTTCTGAATTACCGTTCGGTTCGTTCTTGAAAACGTACAGCAGCCTCCCGTCATCTTCCTTCAACAGAACGTATCCGGCCTTGAGCAGAGAAGCCTTTGCCTCTTTAGAGAACACATAGATAAACTGCTTCATCGTTATTCGCTTTCCTTATTAGCCTCGCGGCTATCGCTGACCTCGCCGACATCTTTCTCTGGAGCGCCGCCTTCGTCGGTTGCGCCTCCGCCCTCAAGCTCGTCAGATGTCATCTGCGTAGAGCTACGAATCGGCTTAAACATCTCCGGGAGTTTCAGCACATCTCCCTCAAGGAAGCTCATGCTATCAAGCTCGGCCTGGCCAAGCCCCTGAGACGCCGCATATGCACTGATGAGCGGCAGACCGTAGCTTGCCGCCTTCAGGTATGCATCGCCAACCTCTTTCCTGTTATACGGAGAAACATCGAGGAAGTTGACCTTGAAATGTTTGCCGTAGGCGAAAGAATGAATAAGCCTGTTGACCATATCCTCGATACTCTTCACGATGCCATAGGTCAGAGACTGGTCTGCCTTAATACTAAGCAGCAGAGCATTTGCAGACGCCCTGCTGTTGTTGAACAGCAGGGAGGAAACACCGGCTGCGGTGAACAAGCTTTCCTCTGCGTCCGTGATGGTGTTGTTATCAGTTGTGTTAGACTTCTCGAATCCGATCTTATCGATCTTCATCGGGGTCAACACGGAACCGATCTCATCCGGAAGCACAGAGTCAAGGTTACGCCAGAAATCAACAGCCTTGTCGAAATCGATGCCCCAGCTGCCATCACTCTCCATCGGGAGCATCATGGCAAGCATAGCGTAGTTATCCAGAGCAGTCTTGGCAAGCTTCAGATCCCGGTAGTCTTCGAGGTCATAAATATCACGCAAAATACCGGCAAACGGCGGAATAGAATAGCCGAGAATATCAGTGTTGCACTTGATCGCAAAAGACGTAGGAGCATCAAGCTCCATCCACCGCGGCATCAAAAGCTTCTTATACAGGTCGTACTTCACACGGAACTCTTCCGGGAAGTAATCGAGCATGTTCAGTCTTGTGTCAAAATAGGCAAAGTCAAACGTGACGTTGAGCACGTTGTCTTCTATCGTAGAAATGGCACAATAGTCGCTCGGAAGCTGCTGGATGATCACGCTATCGTCAGACAGCCAAATTGTCCCGAAAAATGTATCTTCTCGGAGACAAACCGTAAGGATCTTCGGGAACTGAGTCTTAATGCTCATAGAAGAAAGAAGATTTAGCGTCCTGCGGTAATTGATATTGGTGGTGCGTGCGTTGGCCGTCTTTGGGTCGATCTTATACGGCTCAACAATATAAGACAGGTCGGATAGGCCGACGAAATACTGTATCAATCTGCGGAAGTGAGGACTCGCTCCATACAGATATTCAACAGCTCTACGCAGATAGCGTTCGTATTTATATGGATTACCAAGATACTTGGTGATCTCTTCTTTGGTATACTTACTAAAATGCGGAGACTCAAGGAGTTTGTTCAGATCGCGAGTAATCAGTTTGTTTACTCTTGCGAACTGACCAGAAATCCCAATCGCCCCAACCTGGCTGTTGTTAGTAGAATTCACCTGTTCTCTCTTCGCCGTCCTGTTTGTTCCAGGCCGACGTCGCGCCACGCGTTTTACCTGTTCCACTCGGTCTATTCACCCCCTTCCCTGATTTTGGTGCTTTGATAATAAACATGTTTTGTGCGGCAGACGATGCATGTCTGCTCAGCTTGTTGTCGAGCTGTGTAGCCACGTAGTAGTTATATGAAAGACTAGAGTATCTGTCCTTCCGCATCCCGTTCCGCTGATAGATCTTAACACCAGCAGCAGACTCTTCGTGCTGTAGCTTCACGAGCTCATCTATGAGCATCGTTGTATGGATATATGGAAGCTGGAACTTTGTACGCTCCATAGGATTCAATGAGTTAAACCCACGAAGCTCGCCCAAACAATCCTCCGCATCATACTCATTAATAAGAAGCCTGATACGTCCACTCTTGAACCCCTCGCGCAAAAGGAACGCGCAGTCAGAGTTAAACTGGGACGTGGCCTTAATTGACCATATCACCTTGTCTGCGTTGATAGAAGTACAGCGCATTGCCATTTCTGGATTGTTATAGCACGACAATGCGGGATATACCTCTCCGGTATCCGGATCGATAATATCTCTGGCAAGACAATCGAAGACACCTAAACCAATCAATGTGTTAACCCGCACGCTTTTTATCGTGCGGCTCTTACGGTTCGATTCCCGTAAGCTCAGCATATCTTATTATCTAATTCAATCTGTTCGTCCAAAAAATGAAGTGATTGCTGTTCTGTTGTGTTGTGCTTTCCATACTTTGAGTGAAATCTGTAATGACAAGAACTGCATAACGTAATCCCGTTATTAACATCATACCGCAGATCTTCATTATCCACCCAGCAACGAATGTGGTGTGCGTGTAACTCAACCTCTTTGCCAGTTCCGTTTCTTGCACCACATGCCGCACACGTATAGTTGTCTTTGCTAAATACGCTTTTCCGCCATGTGTTATACTCGTATGTGGCTCGCTCAACACGTGAATGTGGAACACCGCCCTTCCAAACGGGGCTGTTTTCTTTTATAAACTTCCCGCGGAACAACTCAACATAGTTTTCAACACCATACCTTTCAAGGCATGACTGTATGGTTTTCCTGCGAACCGCGTCAGACTGTTGAGTGTATGGTACTCCATACTTTTCCATGTTTGTCTCGACGATTTTTTGTTTTACGATCTCGCCTCCAAACACATTGGCGCACCCGTATTTCAAGATGTTTGTTTTGACTCTCTTGTCGTTTGATGCGTTAAACATCTCGCTATATGAACCATACTTGTGCGCCACAACATCTAACGCCTTTTTATTTCCACAATGTGAGCATGCATCTGTGTGAATGTCGCTTTTGTTATGTGTATACTTGTATGTGTACCACTGGACATCATACTCAAACCCGCAATAATCACACCGAACACGCACAAATGCCTGACTACCATCCGTCAAGTCTTCAACGCGTACAGAAAATTTATCCTTCATTTTTGTGAACTCATATCCACGTTGTGTGTAATAACTTTTATTCCTGGCGTTCCACACAACAGTAGCATCTTTTGACAAAAGCATGAAACGCCCTCCGTCGATATTAAATTAGATAGCGCGGACTCGTGGGCGCATTATATTCCGTTTCCGGTTTCAGCGCCTATGCGTTGCGTGTGACTGTGCTGTTACGCACAGCCTTCCACTCGGGTTAGCGTTTCAGCCTTCCCGTTTCTTCCGCACTTCACACCACGTGTCACCACGTGGCGGGGCAATAGTTTACCATTGGTGTCTAATACGATATAGTCGCACTCAAACTCGTCATATAGCTTCCGAATTGCAAGCGCCTGTTCTTCCGTCCTCAAGCCCTCTTGCGAATCTGCATACACAATATTGCTCGTGTAACGCCCGGCCTTGGTTGGAAGCATCTGATTGATAAATATAGCGGTTGCGTCGTTCTTGTACTTTCGACTTGTCATCAACGCAATATCCGCAGACAACAATCTCTTCTCTCCACTTACCTTCGGCGGTATCTTTACAGCCTTTGGCTCCTGAAGCTTTGATGAGATACTACTTGGCAGCATCGGATATTTGATCCGTCTGTTCTTGGATATCGAATCAAAATCAAAGAACGCATCTTCGTCCGAACCGTAGAACAAGGCCTCCATCTCCATAGACCATTTAATGTCTGAGAAAGAGGTGTCTGCCATATCATCCTGAACGAGCTCTGGGTCAAGCAACCCCTCAAGTATTGAAAGCTGATATGGGAACCCGCACACGAATTGGTGTCTGCTCGGATCTATCATCGCTTTCAATGTATCGGTACATTTTCCATACAGCCAGTGATCTTTCCAATAGGCGGAGGATAGGTACATCGTGAGATTTTTCTCTTTGCTATATTCCTCCCGCCGTTGTTCCTCGGTCAATTCTTCATATCGTGGCATACGACGAAGCGTAAGAAACTTCCGGAAGATCGTATCGATGTCTTCCTTTTTCAGGAGACGGCATTCGTCAAGCAACAGAACGTTGCAACGATTGCCTCGTGCGCTGTCACTTGCGGTAACGACTTTAATCACACTCGAATTGAGAAATACAATCTGGGCGTTAGTTCCATTGATCTGCGTTGCCTTATCGTCGATCTCTGCGCATAGCTCTGGCGAGTTCGGCTTGAGCTCATATAGTATCTTCTCGAGGACATTAATGCCTTGTCCTCGAATCGAGCAGACAATGCAGACCTTTGTACCTGGGTAGAGAATTGATCTTGCAACACAATAAACCGCACTCAGGAAAGATTTACCAATGCCGCGTGCAGCTATCCAAGTGAATACAGTACTCCAGAA